GATGGGGAAAAGTTGTACCGTATGTTTACTGACAACATAACGCTGGTATTATGAACGCGAAAGAACTCAAAGAAAAAATTATAGCTGCGGGTCACAGGGCGGTAGAGCAGCTTATTAAGGTAGCCAAAGAAGATATCATAAAGCCCGATATAGAAGACGAGCTGGCCGCCGACAGATTAAAGAACGCAGCGGCTACAAAAAAACTTGCTATATTCGATGCGCTAGAGATACTTAACCGTATTGAGCAGGAGAGAGAAAATTTAGAGGCGATGGAAAAGCGTGGTGATTCATCTACTAATACCAAGCAAGGATTTGCGGAAAGACGTTCAAAATAAACTGCTTATTTATCTAAATGATATAGTTCCCCAAAAGGTACTTACAAGGAAGAATAAAGCTAAAAGTTGGCAATACGGTTATAACGAAGACTATGACTTTGTCGTTATATCAAAAGACGGTACGGTAGGTGATGTGGTAGAGATACAGGGCGTACGTATTGCACTCCCTATGGTTTGTAGTAACCCTATAGAGCGAAGCAAATCTAAAAAAGAACAGTACTGGCAGCCCTTAGGGTACCCTAAAGAACTTACACGTATCAAGACGATATTTCAGTGGAACGAGATGCCCGCTGATTTTAAAGACAGGTGGGTAGATTTCGTGGAGCGCGAGTTCGACAGACGTGAAAGCGGCGCCTGGTTTATGAATAATGGAGTCCCTACCTACATAACGGGCTCACACTATACGTACCTCCAGTGGACTAAAATTGACGTAGGGCTCCCTGACTTTCGAGAGGCCAACCGTATATTCTATATCTTCTGGGAGGCTTGCAAGGCAGACAGCCGATGTTTCGGTATGTGCTACTTAAAGATTCGTCGTTCAGGATTTTCTTTTATGGGTTCTTCGGAATGCGTCAATATAGGAACTCTCGCTAAGGACGCTCGAGTTGGAATACTTTCTAAAACGGGTGCTGACGCCAAAAAGATGTTTACCGATAAGGTGGTTCCTATATCAGCGAACTACCCGTTCTTTTTCAAGCCCATACAAGACGGTATGGATAAGCCCAAAACAGAGCTTGCATATCGGGTGCCTGCGTCAAAGATTACCAAGCGCAATATGTACCTCGATGAGTCTGAAGAGCTTGACGGACTTGATACTACTATAGACTGGAAGAATACAGCCGACAACAGCTATGACGGAGAGAAGCTTTTGCTCTTGGTTCACGACGAAAGCGGTAAGTGGGAGAAGCCAGAGAATATCCTCAATAACTGGCGCGTCACCAAAACTTGTTTGCGATTGGGTAGCCGCATCATAGGGAAGTGTATGATGGGTTCTACGTCCAACGCGCTAAGCAAAGGCGGTGGGAACTACAAAACGCTATACTCTCAATCTGACGTAAGCAACCGCAACGCTAACGGCCAGACCAAGAGCGGTATGTACAGCCTATTTATTCCTATGGAATGGAATTTTGAAGGGTATATCGATAGGTATGGTATGCCCGTATTTATAAAGCCTTTGCACGATGTTAAAGGTATTGACGGGCGGTCTATAAAGATGGGGGCTATTGAGTATTGGGAAAACGAGGTGGCTTCACTTAAGAACGACCCTGATGCGCTCAACGAGTTCTATCGCCAATTCCCGCGTACTGAGTCCCACGCTTTTCGTGACGAGAGTAAGCAGTCTATATTTAACCTGACTAAGATATATCAGCAAATTGACTATAACGACGAGATGATAAAGGAGCACTACCTTACTAGGGGTTCTTTTCATTGGAAAGACGGCCAAAAAGACAGCCAAGTTATATGGACGCCAGAGCGTAACGGTCGTTTTCTTTTGGGGTGGACGCCTCCCGCTAGGATGCAAAACCACGTCATTATTCGTAACGGGATGAAGTACCCTGGCAATGAGCATATCGGCTCGCTGGGGTGTGACCCGTACGATATCTCGGGTGTCGTAGGGGGGAGGGGTTCAAACGGCTCTCTCCACGGGATGACTAAATTCAATATGGACGATGCGCCGAGTAACGAGTTTTTTTTAGAGTATGTCGCTCGTCCTCAGACGGCAGAGATATTTTTTGAAGAGGTACTGATGGCTTGCGTTTTTTATGGTATGCCTATCCTTACGGAGAATAATAAACCGAGGCTGCTCTACCACTTTAAGAATAGAGGCTACCGCAAGTTTTCTATGAACCGCCCCGACAAAAAATTTAATAAGCTGTCCAAGACGGAAAAGGAGTTAGGCGGCATACCGAATACATCTGAAGACGTTAAGCAGTCTCACGCTTCAGCTATCGAGACGTATATCGAGAAACACGTTGGTATTGATATGGAAGGGACGTACCGAGAACAGGGCGATATAGGTACTATGCCATTTACTAGGACGCTCGAAGATTGGGCTAAATTTGATATCAACAACAGGACTCGATTTGACGCTACGATAAGCTCGGGATTGGCTATTATGGCTAACCAAAAACACATCTATCAACCTGTTGAAAAGCAATCGAAATTATCTGTTACCTTTGCTAGATACAACAATCGTGGAAATATAAGCGAACTAGTTAAATAATGAGAGATGTTCAGGTTAATATAGCATCTGCCTCGTTCCCTACCCAATTTGTTTCTGACGCTGAAAAAGCGACTTATGAGTATGGATTGCAGATTGGACAAGCCATTCAATATGAGTGGTTTAAGAGGGATGGAAACGGTTGTCGTTTTTACAGTCAATGGAGAGATTTTAATCGACTCCGATTGTACGCTAGAGGAGAGCAGTCTATTGCTAAGTACAAAAACGAACTCTCGGTCGATGGCGACCTTTCTTATTTGAACCTGGACTGGACTCCGATTCCAATCATCCCTAAGTTCGTAGATATCGTAGTAAACGGTATGTCGGACCGCTTGTTTGACGTAAAGGCTTATGCTCAAGACGCTATGTCGTCGGCGAAGCGCAGTAAGTATCAAGATATGATAGAGGCTCAGTTGGTCTCTAAAGACCTTTTGGTGCAAATCAAAGAAAGCTTTGGCGTAGACCCTTTTACCGTGTCTCCTGACGAGCTTCCCAATAGCGATGACGAGTTGTCGCTGTATATGCAACTCAACTATAAGCCAGCTATCGAAATAGCAGAGGAAGAGGCTATCAATACGCTGCTTGAGCAAAACAAATACAACGACACGCGCCAGCGCGTAGACTACGACCTTACGGTTTTAGGCGTCGGTATGGTCAAGCACGAGTTCTTAAAGGGCGACGGGGTACAGGTTAGATATGTAGACCCCGCAAACGTGGTATATAGTTATACTGAAGACCCGTTTTTTCAGGATAATTTTTACTGGGGAGAAATTAAGACAGTTCCTATCACTGAGCTTATCAAGATAGACCCTACGCTTACTACGGATGACCTCAAGGAAATTTCAAAGTATTCCCAGAGCTGGTACGATTATTATAACGTACAGCAATTCTACGATAACGATATCTTCTATCAAGATACCACTACCCTTATGTACTTCAACTACAAGACAACGCAGAAGTTTGTCTATAAGAAGAAGGTGATGGATGGCGGAGGAGCCAAGGTGGTTGAGAAAGACGATACGTTTAACCCGCCAGAAGAGATGATGCAGGAGGGTCGATTCGAAAAAATCGAAAAGACTATCGATGTGTGGTATGAAGGCGTTATGGTTATGGGGACTAATATTATTCTTAAGTGGGAGATGGCGGAAAATATGGTCCGCCCTAAATCTGCATCGCAGTACGCTACGCCAAATTACTTGGCTTGTGCGCCACGTATGTACAAGGGTAATATCGAATCTTTGGTTCGGCGTATGATTCCTTTGGCGGACCAGATACAGATTACCCACCTTAAATTACAGCAAGTAATGTCGCGCATCGTCCCTGACGGTGTGTTCATTGATGCTGACGGGCTTAACGAAGTAGACCTCGGGACAGGCAATGCATACAACCCCGAGGACGCCTTGCGGCTGTACTTCCAGACGGGTAGCGTAGTCGGGCGTAGCTATACACAGGATGGCGAGTTTAATAACGCTCGAGTACCTATTCAGCAACTCACCAGCAACTCGGGGCAGTCTAAGATTAGCGCTTTAATTGGGAACTACAATCACTATCTCAATATGATACGTGATATTACGGGCCTCAACGAAGCGCGTGATGGCTCTATGCCTGACCCTAATTCGCTCGTAGGGGTACAAAAGCTAGCGGCACTAAACTCTAACGTAGCTACTCGACATATCTTAGATGGTAGCTTATTTATCTTGAAGTCGTTGGCTGAAGCTTTGTCGTGCAGGGTAGCCGACATCCTGGAGTATGCGGATTTCAAGGAAGAGTTTGCTAATCAAATCGGCAAGTATAATGTTTCTATCTTAAACGATATCAAAGATTTATATATCTACGATTTCGGTGTCTTTATTGAGATAGCTCCTGACGAAGAGCAGCGGGCTATGCTAGAGCAGAATATCCAGATGGCTTTATCTAAGAACGACATTAACTTGGAGGACGCTATCGATATCAGAGAAATTAAAAACATTAAGTTGGCAAACCAACTCCTCAAGCTCAAGCGCAAGAAGAAGCAAGAGCGCGAGGAAGCTATGCAACTTCAACAGCAGCAGATGCAGGCTCAGCAGCAGTTCGAGTCGCAGAAGTTAGCCACGGAGGCTCAGATGATGAAGATACAGGCTGAAGGTCAGCAGAAAGTGCAGATTAAGCAGGCCGAGGTGGCTTTTGATATTGAGCGTATGCAGATGGAAGCCCAGCTTAAAAACCAGTTGATGCAGCAGGAGTTTAATTACAATATGCAGCTCAAGGGTGTAACTGAGGAACTTATTGCTGGACGAGAGGATATGCGTGAAGACGCTAAAGCAAAGCGTATTAGCCAGCAGAATACAGAGCAGTCGAAACTAATTAATCAGCGTAAGAATAACTTACCGCCTATCAATTTTGAATCAAATGAGGATAGCCTTGATGGCTTTGACCTTGCTGAGTTCGAGCCACGATGATGTCGGTAAAAAATAATTATCTTTGCACAAATTAAATACAATGGAAATTAAAGTACGAGACCTAGGCGTAGTAGAAGAGAAGTCTGTTGCAGAAGTGGAACAGGAGCTTCTTGAAAAGCACGAAGCCGAAATAAATGGTGAAACACCTGAAGAGCCAGTAACTGAAACTGTGTCGGAGCCGACACACGATGAGCCCACTGGTTTAGATGAGGAACAAGTTCTTTCATTTCTAAAGGAACGATACGGAAAAGAGATTAACACCGTAGGGGAATTGTTTGAAGAGCGCGAGTCTGCGCCTGAACTCCCTGAAGATGTAGACGCTTATTTCCGTTTTAAAAAAGAGACGGGTCGTGGACTCAAAGACTTTGTTGAACTCAACAAGGACTATGACGAGATGAACCCTGACAAACTCTTAGCGGACTACTATCTCGCTACAGAGGACGGCTTAGATGCCGACGATGTAAAGAGTATGGTAGACGATTTCAGTTACGATGAAGACCTCGATGAAGAGGCTGTTATTCGTAAGCGAAAGGTCGCTAAGAAGAAAGAGGTTAATAAGGCTAAGAAATACTTCTCAGACCTTCAAGAGCAATATAAGGTACCCCTTGAGTCAAGCGGTAATCCTTTGTCTGGAGAAGAAAAAGAAAATTTTGAAGCCTATCAACAATACGTGAAGGAGTCTAGTAGTGTCCAACAAGAGAACGCTCGTCGTAACGAGTGGTTTCGGGATAAGACTGACGAAGTTTTTTCTGGTGAATTCAAAGGTTTTGAATTTAAGGTCGGAGATAAGGACGTCACTTTTAACCCAGGGAACGCTAGCGAGCTGAAAAAAAACCAGATTGACATTATGAACTTTATAAATAAGTTTATGGGTGACGACGGTTTGATTCAGGACGCAGCAGGATACCATAAGGCTTTGAGCGTTGCAATGAATCCTTCTAAGTTCGCACAGTTCTTTTATGAGCAGGGCAAAGCTGACGGAGTTGAAGACATCAGTCGTAAATCCAAAAACATAAATATGGATTCGCGAAAGGTGCCTGAGACTTCGAGGAAGGACGGAATGCAAATTCGGAGTGTAAATTCCGATTCGGGACGCGGACTAAAAATTAGAAGCGCCCGTAGAGTGTAATATTTAAAAACTAGAAAAAATGGCTGTAAAAACAACCCCTGGGTTTGATTTAACCCCAGCTCCAGTAAAACAAGCTCTGGAGACAAATTATATCACTAATTTTGATTTCTTAAACCAGTATCTCCCCGATACGTACGAGAAAGAATTCGAGCGCTACGGAAATCGTACTATCTCTGGCTTCTTGCGTATGGTAGGAGCGGAGATGCCTTCTAACTCTGACCTCATTAAGTGGGCTGAGCAAGGGCGTTTGCACATTAAGTATTCTAACGTAAATGCAGATACTGCTCAAGGTGGTGGAGCTACTGCTACGGCGTTTGATTATACAATTACCCTTGGGGCCACCGAGGACCGAGCTTCTTTGCGCCCAGGTCAGACGGTTATGATTTCTGCTAATGCAGGAACTCTTTCTAACAAAGGAGTAATTGAAACTGTAGGTAACGTTGGTGGCGGGGCTGGTGGAACTTTTACTATTGCTGTACGTCTTTATGAGGCGGACCAAGCTATGGCTCAAAATACTAACTGTAGCCTTTTTGTTTATGGTTCTGAGTTTGCTAAAGGAACAAATGGTATGACAGGGTCTTTGGAGGCTCAAGATAACTTCTTTGAGAATAAGCCAATTATCTTAAAGGACAAGTACGCCGTTAACGGTTCTGATATGGCTCAAATCGGTTGGGTTGAAGTAACTTCTGAAAACGGAGCTACTGGATACCTTTGGTATTTGAAGTCTGAGCACGAGACACGCCTTCGTTTCGACGATTACTTGGAAACTGCTATGATTGAAGCTGTACCTGCTGCTGCTGGTTCTGGAGCCTTGGCTTATTTGAGTAGCGCTGCTAACTCGGCAACTGGTGGAGCTGTAGGAAGTACAGACGCTGGTTCAGAAGGTGTGTTCTATGTGGTTAACAACCGAGGAAATGTATTCCAAGGTATCCCAACTACATTGGCTGAGTTTGACACTATCATCCAGCGATTGGATAAGCAGGGTTCTATCGAAGAGAATGTAATCTTCGTTAACCGTGACTTCTCATTCGCTATCGACGATATGTTGGCTGCTCAGAACTCTTACGGTGCAGGCGGTACTTCGTACGGTCTCTTTGACAATGACGAAGAGATGGCGTTGAACCTCGGTTTCCGTGGCTTCCGACGTGGTTACGACTTCTATAAGTCTGATTGGAAGTACTTGAACGACCCAACTATGCGCGGTGGTTTGACTGGCGGTAAGGTAGACGGATTGTTGGTGCCAGCTGGTTCAACAACTGTATACGACCAAATTATGGGTAAGAACGCTAAGCGACCTTTCCTCCACGTTCGGTACCGCGCTTCAGAAACTGAAGACCGCCGTTACAAGACTTGGATTACTGGTTCTGCTGGTGGAGCACGTACTAGCGACCTCGACGCTATGGAAGTCAACTTCCTGTCTGAGCGAGCTGTATGTACGCTCGGCGCGAACAACTTCTTCTTGTTCCGTGACTAATCTATGAAAGGGAGGGGGCAGTAAAACCCCCTCCTTTTTTTTCTTATAAATTCTTAATTCAATAAAATGAAAAAACAAGCTCAACTCGTAGACAAAATCTACAAGCTTAACCGCGACGTGGCACCGTTAACTTTTACGCTGTCTTCCCGCAACACTTCTCGTAAGCCGCTTATGTATTTTGACGGACAAGTCAATCGCGCTTTACGGTATGCTCGCAATCAGAAAACTCCATTCGAGGACGAGCAAGACGGAAACTTTATTTTAGAACCAATCGTCTTTGAAGACGGGTTCCTTTCGGTACCAAAAGAAAACCAGGTACTACAGCATTTTTTGAGTCTGCACCCTGACTCAGGCTCTACCTTTTCTGAAGTCAATAAAGAGAAGGACGCTCAGGAGGAGCTAGACTATATGGTTGTCGAGGCGGACGCTTTGGTAGCTGCGCGTAAGATGAGTGTGACGGAAATGGAGATGATTGCTCGGGTGCTCCTAGAGATTGACCCTAGTAAGCTGTCTTCTGCTGAGCTCAAGCGCGATATCTTAATCCTAGCTAAGCGATACCCTTCTGACTTCTTGGAAGCGCTAGAAGACCCCTCTTTGGACCTGTACGGCAAGGTGTCATTAATCCTTGACAAAGGTCTTTTGGGTATGCGTAATAACGGACGCGACATCCACTTTAACTTAAAAACCAATAAGAAGCGTATGATGACGGTTCCCTTTGGTGAGGACCCGAAGTCTGCTATCGCGGCTTACTTGCAGAGCGATGATGGTATCGAGGTCTTGAAGATGCTTGACAAACAGCTAGAGTAATTTTTTAAAAGCCTTATCTTTGGTTTTTATTCATCCATTAACTTTTTTAAAATGGTAAAATTTCTCAAGGTTACAAACGCGCCTAAAACAAGTCAATTAATTAGCATTAATGGCATCAAAGCTGTCGGTACAGCAAGCGCAACAGCAACTTCCGTTACTGTAGATTATGTAGACGGAACCACTACAACTATTACTACAACTGCTCAAGTGGGCTCTGATGTGTATTTAGCTATTGTAAATTCAATAGAGATTGCCTTAGCAACAAGTTGGCTAAAGCCATATTACGAATTGGAGTTGCCTAAAACAGTTACAAGTATTGTAAATGCGTAATTGACTTAATTGTATTGAACAGAAAGGGGTCACAATTTGTGGCCCCTTTTTTTGATTTATCTTTGTCAAAAGCGTCCCTATGATAGATTCGGTAAGAAATACAGTATTGTCGATACTGAACAAGAATAATTTCGGGTATCTCTCTCCAGCAGATTTTAATTTATATGCCAAGCAGGCGCAGCTCGAGATATTCGACCAGTACTTTTACGATTATAACTACCAGATTAATAAGGAGAATATTCGGCAGTCTGGTACAGGCTATGCTGATATATCAAGAAGCCTCGAGGAAGTCATCGACACCTTCTCTACGGTAGCTAATTTTACTACCAATCCGTTTGCGCTTCCAAATGACTACTACCTTCTCAACAGGATTTTGCCCCAAGGAAGTAACTACGAGATGGAGCAGGTATCAAACTCAAAGATTAACCTCCTTCTTTCTTCGTACCTCACTGCTCCTTCGTTAAGTTTTCCTGCATACGTACAAAACGGGAATAACGCCACGGCATACCCCGACACTATTACTTCAGGAACAATCCAATACATTCGCTATCCGCTTGCCCCTAACTGGACGTACTCAGTCCTTACGGCGGGCGAACCTGTATTTGACCAAGGGCAAGCCGACTACCAGGACTTTGAGTTGCCTGCTGATGACGAGCCTCGGTTGGTAAATAAGATTTTAGAGTATTCAGGGGTATCGATACGTGAGATGGATGTGGTAAATTATTCACTGGCACAAGAACAGCTAGACGACCAAGCAAGCAAGTAATATGGCATACCTAACTCAATACCAATACTACGAAAACGATGGCGCTTCACCTGAAGACGCGAACTGGGGCTCCTATCAATACGTGAGCCTGCGCGATATCGTCAGCAACTACCAGCTTATGTACAGCGGTAACAACGAGCTCGTCAACGAGAAGTCTCGGTATAAGATTCTGTTTCACGCTAAGCGAGCTATACAAGAGCTGAACTACGACGCATTTAAAGAAATTAAGGTATTGCAACTTAACGTGTCGGACGACCTGCGGTTTATTCTTCCAAGCGATTACGTCAATTGGGTCCGTCTTTCTATGTTTAAAGATGGCGTGGTATTTCCCTTGACGGAGAATATACAGGTTACCAGCGCTCAGGCGTACCTACAAGATTCAAACAATCGCATTTTATTTGACGAGACAGGAGCGGCGTTAAAGCCAGAGTTCTCGCCTATCGATGAGGCCCGCCTCAATAAAACGTTGAAGTCTATGTACCTCAACGAAAACAGCCCGTATAACGGTTATGAAGGGTGGTGTATCGATGGGATGTGGTATTTTGACTTTCCTGTAGGGGGCGCTTGGTTTGGTCTTAACACAGAGACTGCCAACGCTAATCCCACCTTTCGAATTGACGCTAAAGCGGGAGTTATAAATTTCAGCTCTGCTATGTCGGGGGAAAGCTGCATCCTTGAGTATGTAAGCGACGGTATGGAAGGCGGTGATGACTCTTTGATTACGGTCAATAAACTTTTTGAAGACTACGTCTATGCGTATATTTCTTACGCTTTGCTAAACTCACATATGGGGACGCAGGAGTACATAGTAAATCGGGCTAAAAAAAATAAATCTGCTTTACTGCGCAATGCTAAAATTCGTATTAGCAACATACATCCTGGGCGTCTTTTGATGAACTTGCGCGGACAAAATAAGTGGATTAAATAATGGGCAACGTAAAGAGACACTTTATCAAGGGGCGTATGAACAAGAGCGTCGATGAACGCCTTGTTCCTAATGGGGAGTACATTAACGCTTTGAATGTACGTCTCGGCTCTACTGAAGGCTCTGAGGTAGGCTCTGTAGAGAATTCCAAGGGAAATACTAAGCTTACTACTTTACAGTATAAAGGTGTTGATTTAAGCGAAGTAGCCCAGTGTATTGGCTCGTTTGAGGACGGCGTCAAAGAGACTATTTACTGGTTTATTCACGACGGTTCTAATTCAGTCTCTTCAACAGGAAAAGTAGATATGATTGTTTCGTACGAAACAAATTCGGACTTGTTGACGTACCACTTAGTTAGCGCTAGCGTACTCAACTTTAATCCGACTTATCTTATTACGGGAGTTAATAAAGTGGAGGACCTTTTATTTTTTACCGATGACTATAATCCACCACGCAAAATTAACGTTAAACGAAGTTACCCAGCCCCTACCTCAGCGGATAACGACCAAATTGTAGAAGACGATATATCGGTTATTAAGAAGCCGCCCAAAAAAGCTCCTACCCTTAATCTTATTGACATACCTGGAGAAGAAAATTATCTCGAGACTAACTTCGTTTCGTTTGCATATCGCTACAAATATATTGACAACGAGTATAGCGCTCTTTCGCAGTTTACTGACGTAGCTTTTGAAAGCAGCCCCTTTAACTTGGACCCCGACACCAACTTCAATGACGGGATGCTTAACCGTTACAACACGGCTGTCGTAGGGTTTAACACGGGAGACTCTAACGTTATAGGGATAGACGTATGCTTTAAGCTAGGTAACGATTTTGATGTTCGTGTAGCCAAAAAATACATTAAATCTGAACAAGGGTGGCCTAACGAAATAGTCCAAACGCTCAACTTTACTAACCAAGAAATATATACGCTACTACCTTCTTCCGAGATATTGCGTCTATATGATAACGTTCCGCTTATTGCTCAGGCTCAAACGGTTATGGGCAACCGACTGATGTACGGAAATTATGAGGACGGATATGATTTAACTAGCTCTTCAGGAGCTTTAATAAAAACAAATTACACGGCTGAGGTAATATCAGAAATTATAAATATAACTCAGGACCAAGGCGAACAAGCTACGGGAGTGAATTATACTATTGACACTAACTCTACCGTTACCGCTAATCAAGCTAAAGTTGTTTTTGATTTTACCGACTCTACCTATGATTTAGTACAGGGAGGCGTCTTTGGCTTTTCGTTTACTGTGTCTCACAAAGGGTTTTCAGGCTCGGGCTGGGGGACTAGCAGCTCTAACCCTCAGCACCCTTCGTTTAGTTTGTCGTTTACGTTTAACCTTGCTCAAGACTACAATAGTATTTTTGAAATGGTTAATAGCCCTGAGTTTCAAAATCAAATAGGGGTTACTAATTTTCAAAGCGTATCAAACTGTTCGTCGGGGAGTACGTTTACCGATACATATAACTGCGCTATTTCAGCGCCAGGCGGGTATACTCTCGCAAGCACGGGCATTACTAGCGGTAACCAAGGGTTTCTTATAGGGAGTAGCGCTACTGCGCCCAATGTATTTTCGTTGCAGTTAATGGCGGCTCAATATACTAATACCAGTACCGCTTCGAATCAAAATTTTGAGTACTTTAAGATTAGCAATTCCGTATATAGTTTTCAAACAGAATCCAGCAACAAAAGCCTTCATAGTAATAGGGATTACGAGATAGGCATTGTATATATGGACGAATACAAAAGAGCTACCACAGCTCTTACTAGTACGCAAAATACCGTTTTTGTTCCTCCTACAGCTAGCTCTTATATAAATAAAATAAGAGCAACATTGCCAGTAGGGATGACTGCCCCTAGCTGGGCACAAACATATAAGTTCGTCCTTAAACAATCCCGAGCTAATTACGATGTTATATACTCTAATACGTACTACTATGACAATACCACGTCATCTTACTGGTTTCGACTAGTAGGTCAAGACCAGGCTCTGGTTCAAGCGGGGACTGAACTTATTGTAAAGCGCGACTCTTTAGGCACGTTATCCGAGGAGCGCAAGGTGACGGTGTTGGACAAGGTTTCCCAGCCCACTAATTTTTTAAGCCCAAACTCTGAACCAGTTGTAAATGTCCCAGGTCTCTATATGCGCTTACGTGTACAGGGGTTTTCCGTAAGCCTTAGCTCTCAAAATATATGCTACCCTAGCGTAGTTAGTGTAGCCGATAATTTTTCAGATTTCTTAAACCCTATTGAAACTGAAAATAAATTCGACGGTTATTCAATAGTAAACTATCCTTTGTTTACGGGCTCTTCAACCTTTTCCTTTATTGATGTTCCTACTGCTAGCGTCGTAAGAATTAAAATTAAATTTAGAAGGGATGACTCTGGCTTGTGTGGGGGTCCAAATGGGGCAGAGCTATGCGTTGTAAACGAAACGTTTACTGCTTCTCAACCATATGAGAATTTTTATACTTTTTGGGAGGGAGAAAATGTAGGGCCAGTTTTAACTAACGCGTTTAACTGTCAGGTTGCCTGTGAAGATGAAAGTGGGCCTAATGAAATACAGATATTTCCTAACTATACAAGCGTATCTGAGAGTAGCAGCACTCCTATATATGCGCCTGAAGATAATGTAAATAAAATAGGGTTTTACATTATAAATGACGGGACTGAACGTTTGTATTTACAATGTGTAAATGGAAGCAAATTTGTTGCAGGAGCTTTTGGCATAGGGTCTAAAGATTCTAGAACAACCGTTGAAATTTGTATTCAGGAGCCTGGGAGCCTTGTCGCTTTTGAAACGGTACCCAATGAAATTGCAGACGGCGTATTCTTTGAAGGTAGCGAAAACTATGATATAGTAGGTGGATATCATCAGGGGAATGTAACGAACCAGGACGCTACTACTGAAGGCGTCGTTGATTTAGACTTTTTCAACTGCTATTCATTTGGTAACGGAATAGAAAGTTATAAGATTGAGGATTCATCTATTGGTCAGTCGTTCGCTTTAGGTGAGAGAACGATACTGGTTTCAGCTCAAGACTTTAAGCGGGCAGACCGCTTTGCCGACATCACATACAGTGGCGTTTATAACGACGAAAGCAACGTCAATAAACTCAACGAGTTCAACCTAGGGCTCCTAAATTTTAAAACTTTAGAAGACGTATATGGCCCCGTTCAAAAAATGGTGGCTCGCGAAACGGACATATTAGTGTTGCAGGAAGACCGTATCTCTTATGTGCTTACGAATAAAGATGCAATTACCGATGCTGAGGGCGGTAACATTCTAACTGCGGCTCCTTTGATATTGGGCCAGCAGGTCGCTAGGGTAGAGGAATACGGAATCTCAGCTAACCCTGAAAGCTACGCTGAGTTCGGTATGGATAAATACTTTACTGACGCTAAGCGTGGTGCTGTCATTCAGTTGCGTGGCTCTAGCTTCAGTAACGAGCAGCTCTCCGTAGTTTCTCAAGAGGGTATGCGCAGCTACTTTAGGGATTTATTTAACGCTAACTTCAATACACAAAAGCTGGGTGGCTACGACCCATATATGGACGAGTATGTGGTATCGTCAAATGAGAACAAGCTTCCTGTTGAGGCGGCCTGTGTGAATTGCGATATATCTCAAACATTTAACGTTTTCCCCAATAGCTTAGGCGAGACGTTTTGTGTAAACCTAGGCGCGGCAGTGGGAGACGTAACTTTAAGTTGGGGCACCCCTATCTTGAGTCCAAGCGCTAGCTTTGATGTTGTCGCTACTTATAACGGAACGAGCTTTTCTGCTACACAGCAGAATCAATCGGGAACGCTTATCTTCAATAAATCTACTATAAACCCCAATACGGTAGAAATAACTATTACAGCTAACGGAGGCCAGGTAGGAAACTTACAGCTCGGCGTGTCTTGCCCGAAGGAAAACGAATTAAAAATCGTTATGGTGTGCCTAACGTTAGATTGGCAGAACGGAAATACGATACACAATGAATTTAATTTTACTGAAGGAAGCTACAACAGCCCCCTATACCAATCTTTTGTAAGTTTTTCTAGCGGTGACAACCCTGTTGTTTCCGAGTATCAAATGTTGACTGGCAGTCAAGGCGTTGGTGTTTTTCCTACTAACGGCTCTACGGTTTACGTCCAGTCTAATAAGCTTTCCAGCGACACATTCCAATACAACCCCGTTAATAACGCCAACAGGCTACGTTATTTAAGGAGCTCTAACTTGTATGAAAATACCGCGTCTGGAATATCTAATCTTTTATCTGCTGGACCAACAACTTTAGACGTTACCCCAGGCACTACTGGCGCTTCTCTGTATTCAGGAAGCTTTACGTTGCCTAATAATCTTGACGAGTACCTGTATTTAATATATGATTACAGGGAAGCACAGCCCGCTAAGCTTTGTTTCGGCTCTTCTGCTGGCCAGGCTTGTTGCGCCTGTAGCGCCCCTTCTTCGTTCTACTTAAACGGAGATAACTTAATGTCTTCTACTTCGGTATATACGGATGAGGGTTTGTCTTTGCTCGCGCCCGACCAGTTTTATCAATCTACGGTTAACGGAAACTCTGTAGTTCGTGAACAGTCGGGAGGTGTTCTTTTACCTACTGTTTCTTGCGCTGCTTGTGATAGAAAATGTACCGACGCTAAGCCATTACCTATAGCGGGGACAACTTTGTCTAATCAACAGATTTATGAAGTTAGTTATGATTTGGCTACAGGCACAGGCGTGGTAGCAATTCGTTTTACCCCTGGAGCCCCCTCTGGTATTTTTGCTACATACAACAACCAAACCACGAGTGTTTCTAGCGCTACTACAATAACCTCAGGAAACAATCCATCTTCTTCTTATTTCGAAGGTCCATATTACGGTGACGACACAATATGTACCCCCGCGAGTGGTGTGTTTCCAATTTATAAATGGGATGAAGTTGATGAAAATTTTGAAGATAGCGAAACTACCGATTCTATTAATATAGTCTCTGCCGATTTGGCAAGCCTTACTAGCGGAGGAGCGGGCAAATATGTTCTTTACGTTTCTAAACCGACAGCTGCTCCTTCTACCTTAGACCTTCGTATAATAAGTGCTTGTCCACCAGCATCAGCGGCCCCCAACTGGTCAGTCGATGTAGACTGCCCTCGTATCCTCACTGGATTTTCTGCTAGCGTTATGGTAAATGAATCTGGAAACGTATGTTCCGAGCCTATAAACCAGACTTTATATAACCTCCCCGTCCTGTCCCCTAATTTATTTGGCATTCCTGAAGTACGCGATTGGGTGTTTAAAGATGAGCTAGGTCAGTCATTGGCGGATGATGGATACTATAATATAGAGGACTTGGGTGGGTTGTGTTTATACATTCACGTTGTAGGTGGAGTTATCGTAGAAAAAACAAGCTAATGGCTGAGACACTAACATATTCCCCTGACGTAAAAGGGTGGCCTTCGTTCTACTCGTATATCCCCGAGTGGATGGCTGGTATGAATAACTACTTTTATTCTTTTAAAGGCGGTAATTTATATAGGCACAACACCAACGAAATCCGCAATCAGTATTACGGGGTAAACTATTCGTCTCAGATGACTAGTATCTTTAACGATAACCCTACGGACAATACTTTGTGGAAGACGATGGAGTTGGAGTCGGACCAAGCGTGGGAGATTGAGCTGGAGACGGACATTCAAAACGGGTATATCGATGAAGCGTGGTTTGAAAAGAAAGAGGCTGTGTTTTTTGCCTTCGTTCGCAACCCTGACGGAGAGAACGGAGAGCCCGCCTTAACCATCGACCCTTCGCAGTATGTCCTTCGCTCGGTCAACGGCATCGGCTCTAATGCCACTGTGGCGGCTGGAGTCATCAACTTTGGTTTCCCCATAAGCAGTATCTTATCTATTGGAGATATCTTGTATACGATTGACCCTAATAATCCAGGCGTCCCTATTGTAGTGGGTCCCGTCACCGCGTTCTCAGCCGATAGGACTGAGGTCAGCTTTACGTTGTCGGCGGGGGGAACGAATCCGCAAGCCGCTTGGTATATGATGGGCGTAAAGAACGCACAGGCAGAGTCCCACGGTGTACTCGGACACTACTGCAAGTTTATCGCGACCAACTCATCGACTATCGCTACGGAACTTTTCGTAGTAGAAAGCCAGATGATGAAATCGTATCCTTGATTCTAATTATCTTTGACTAAACATAAATCGTATGGCATTTGTAACAGCAGCACTACAGTTAGCTTCGGCGGGCGTAAGTACGTACCAAGCCATTGAGGCTAACCGTCGTATTAAAGACGCTCAGAAAGCAGCTCAGAAGGCGACGCGTGAGGCGAAACGCCTCACCGAGATTAACCCTATGCAGGAGCTTTCTGTCCCTACAGAAGCCTATATGCAGGCACGAGAGAGCCAGCAGCGATTGATGGCCCAACAGGTGCAGGCGGCACAGGAAGCTGACCCGAGGGGAGCGGCACGTAGCGCGGGAGTCGCTGTCGGAGGTAGCCTCGCTTTAGAAGACCAGTTACGGTCGGCTCAGGAAATGATGCAATACAGAAGGGATATAGCTGTAAAGGGCCAGGACGTAGCTAATATAGATGCTCGGCGAGGCATCGCGGAGGCGGAGGCTTCTGGGTCTCAGCAAGCTGCTGCTGACTCACAAGAAGCGATGGCTGAGGCTATCACCTCGGGGGCTGAGATGCTGGCTGGTGCGGGCGCTACGATTGATGCGGGAAGGGCGCTTTACAAGCAGAGCAGGGGAACTAAGATGATTGGAAAACAACTTCAGGGTGACGGTCGAGAGCAGTTCCTAGCGCAAACCACTCCTATTTTACAGCAACAGATGGTTGGTATGACAGCTGGTCAACGTGAACAGTTCGCTCGGCAATATGGTCTTGACTTAGATGCTATGCAAACCGCTTTAGGAGACGGTGGTAACTTCGGTGATTTCTTTGGCTCACTTGGCGGCCTCACTCAGCAAGAGCTTCTTACTCAAGGGCTAACCATTGACCAGCTTAAAGCTTTTAATCGAGGAACTTTCCTTACTCCTCAATCCGCTGGTGTGGCTGGGGTAACAGGTAACGCTATGCCTTTTCAAAGTTCGTATAATCAATTTGATATTCGTCAACGTAACCCTGATTTGATACAGATATGAGCTACTATAAGTACGCAAAGAGAGACGAGAAGAGCAGGGTAGACTGGGGTGCTATCACTACTAACCTTGTTGATACGCTCAGGGAGCAGGAGGCTGAACGCGAGAAACAACGTGAGGAGATTGATGCTTCGTCTCGGGCTACAGGAGATATCTTGTCCGATGCTCCGCAGGGGGAAAACAAAGCGGCCAATGAATGGATTCTAAACGCTTCGTCTGATGCCTCTCAGTACTTAATGTCTCAGAACCGACTGCTCAAGTCTGGTCTCCTTGACCCTAGAGACTTTACTGTCAATCGACAGAACGTAGAGGATAGCTTCAAGGCTTTGCAAGACGTATCTAAAAATGCTCAACAGTATTACAAGGAGACAATGGACCGCATTGAGAACAATGAGTCTATCGTCGGTATGGAGGGGGCAGTACAGGAGCAGCTCAATAAGTTTCAGAACTGGTCTAAGACACAGGCGTTTGTAAATCCTACCAACGGAAAGATTAGCATAGGTATGCTTAATGAAGATGGTGGTCTCTCTAAAAACGCTTCCGAGTTTAGCAGCATTGAAGGTATTACCAATCGTATGCGCTCTCGTTATGACAGGTATGATTACTCACCAGACCTGCAAAGTTGGATAGACGGTGTGGGTAAAGACGTAAGGGTAGTTCGTAAAAAAGGTGTACTAACCCTTTCTGACGCTAGTCAAGACGCTGGATTCCAAACAGCGCTTGATGAGCAAGTGGGAGCTCTTGTTGATAGCAATCCCATTCGTGTTGTAAGTATACTAGAGGAGCTTGGACTTATCGATGGCTATGACATTG